GCCTACCTCCTTCCGATGAATATGAGAAGCATTATGCTCAGCGGGGAAAAAACTAAACCCCTCAACGTGTTGGACAGATTGATACTTTATCGATAATTCAGATTTCTCCAAACCAAGGACTATGTGTAACGCACTGCATTTCCCGTCTCGTACATCCATTAACTTAGCAATATCAGTCTCATTAGAAAGTTGATCTCGATAGTTAGCAAGTAACCAACGTGAGTAATTTTTAATAAAAACTTGAACCACCTTTTCTTCTTCCGACTGCCCTAAGGCGGTTAGATCAAAAAAAGTGGTAAGAGATGCTGCTATAACATCAGGGGACTTACTTTTCAACATTTGGGTAATAGAAGTAGTTAGCTTCTCCAAACGAGGCTTCGGTATCCAGGCATTAAGCGCTTTATTCCATTGAGCTGTAGAGCCAAGAAATTCAAGTCCTTCCAAAGAAGAACTAATCCTAAAGGCACGGTCCTTTACAGTTAACCGTAACAGCGCATATGTTTCGCGCACAAACTCTTCAAAATCCTTTTGAATAAATCCATCAGGAAACCAAAAAGGTTTGTTTAATGTTCCTAGAATATCATCTCCATAAAGAGATTTTACGACATTAGCCATAATCTCAGAATAGGACAAAATTCTACCAAATTGTCTAACCCCCAAACGAAGATATAAATAGAAGCACAAACGTGTATGTGACCAACAGTTATCAACCGTAGTGTTATTTGAACCACTAGAGTTTCCATCTGGGCGTTGAAACATAGTTCCATCATTCATACAGCAGACTGGTTGAAGTGTATTTTTTACTACCCATTGATAATGTGTTTTTATACACACATCTTGTTTGGTACATAACTCAGCCAAATCGCCTGTTTGTCTTATAAAAAAATCTTGTCCGGGGAAAAGAAAATAAGTCCTATCATCATAAACTTCAATGAGACACACATCACGATCATAACCAGAAACATCTATAGTGAAATGAATGGGATCATCGAATGCAAGCTCGTGAGCCATGCACAACCGATTGAAACCACCAAACTGCTTAATAAAACCATATCGAGGCCAATGAGTTCGAAAACTATGGGCATATTTTTTCATTCGATAATTTTGCTCATCGAAATAAAATTTTTGGTGTATCAAGAAAGGAAGTTCTGGATTAAAAATCGTTCTAAGTTTCTCATCGATCATTACATCGTCAAAAGGAAGGTATTCCTCTTTCGGAAATATTGACCAAATTGGAGTATGACAACGCTGCATTTCAATGGAAAATATACTAGAAGCCAAAAGTTCGGCTTTAGACTTAAACCCCATAGAGGAATAAGGTTTTCCAACTGAAGATGACATGTTGATATCATAGATCATAGAAAAATTGCTATTATGTTGGTAATCAAACATACGACGGGTATATTCACCTGCAATATGCCATAAATGGTCAGTAGGACGTGGAAGCCGAGGCTTATCACACTTACTAATTGACTTTATATAACGATCCTGAGTATGTATGGCTGGAGTACAGCCTACAAGTTTTTCAATAGAATTATCTCCAGTTTCCTGAACATAAGATTGATAAATTGGATCTATTGCTTGTGAAGTTTCCTTGAAGTTGCCACTTATAAGATTAGGGCAAGTTCCTAGATTTGTCATATGCTTAAATTTAACTGATCCGGTACCAGTTGGGCGCCAGTTATCTTGAACCAAAGGGTGAAATTCACCTGATGGAGTACAATGTGTAACCGACTCTTTTTTAAGGGAGAGAGAAAACTCCCTTTCTAAAAATCCCAATTTACCAAATCAACAAAATGAGTCTCAGCAAATGAAAGAAAACAATTAAAAATACTAGCTGTAGCAGAATGTATTCCAATCGCTCGATTTTGGAGACCAATAACAGGGGCACCACATGCTCCTTCTTCAGAATTATAATTAACAGGAGTTAAATCAGTACAAACACCAGTTACATGCCCTACACTATACGAAACTCCTTTAGCAGAAGTATCGCTTACATATGTCAAAGAGACTTGATTAGGATATTTTTTTCCTCGAACACAGTCTACAGTGAATGCTTTTTGCAGTGACAGTAATTTAATGTTTTTTGATAGAACTAAATCTTCTCGGGCATGAGCCAAAGTATGTTTTAATCCAATTTCTTGAACAGAAAGAACAACAGGAGCATTACCTACTCCAACAAATGTCATTTTATCATCGGCTTTAAGGCCATGGAAATAATGCTTATTTATTGCAAGGTATCTTTCCTGTTTATGGGTTATTATGCAAGAATTTCCTACATAATTAGATCGGTCGCCTATTTTGAACGTGGCATTAGGGCAATTGCCCTTATACACAACTACAGTATTAGCATAGTCAATGTCTAAATCAAGAGAGAGAGTATTTTCAAGTTTACTTTCGTTTATAACATCAGTCGTAACAGTCAAGGTTTTTTCCGGCACAAAACTTATAGTTTTCTCAAGATCAACTATTACTAGTTTATCTTCAGGCTCTTTTCCTTTTGATTGTTTATTATGATAATCATCTCGTTCAATCCAATGAAGTTTATAATCTTCAAATCGTCGAGCCCAATCTATATCTGAAACACTAGTATTATTTCGGGCATGAAAAGCTCTAAAGCTTCTCAAATTTGGGAAATTAGCTTTTGTTGAATCATAAGGCTCAACACTAATATCCGATTTTTGCCGGTTATATTTAGGTTTTTGATTTTTTTTATTGGGTTGGGATACGAAATTAGATTTAGATTCAGTTTTACTACGAGTAATAAAACCAATATCATATTCTTTAGGATTAGCACAATATTCCTTCCATTTAAGGTTAATTTCTTCCAAGGGTAAGTCTTTTACGTCATCTAATTTCTTAAAATCATATAAGAATCTAATCTTACGTTTATAATCATCTTTAGGGACATACTCAACCACTTTTGCTTTTGTTTGCTCAATTTTAGGTTCCTTAGCTTCTTGCTTAGGTAATTGAACAGGCTCTTTAGGAGCTTGAGCTAAGTGTTGATGTATTTCCTGTAAGTCTTTTTTAAAAACAGTCATAAGATTTTCCATACTTAATCGATTAGAATTAGTGACATCTTTTAAGATATCTACCGACTCAAAATGAGCTTGGGAGAATCCTTTAATAAGAAGTTTCATTAAAGCGTCTAAATCAACATCGGACTTCTTACTTTCTTCTTTAAACACAGTCGGAACTATGATAAAAGTATTTTGGTAAAAATAAAGTCCAAAAGTTTTTTCAGTGTGAACTAAAACTCCTAAAGGTTTATTGAATTGAGGGAGATCGTTTGCGAGTATAAGATCCAAAATATAGTTGTCGAATTTATCGGCAAACTGATATTCCACATGCTGAAACTTACCTTGTCTATAATAATCAATAAAGATAGCGGTTTCAATTCCAATTGGTCTAAAAATGTGATTCACCAAAAAGGTAAAATCCACAGGAAAGGGACCAGTTTGAACTAATTTACCACCATCAAATCGTTTGGCCTGTTCAGGGTAATTTTTAGTCACCCATGAAGGAGAGATTCGAAGTGAACGTACCAAAGGTTTACCAGTTTCCGCATCAATCTTTAAAATAGATTCGAACTTCGGTTGTGGCATAACTAATGTTTGATATTGCGAGGTTTTATAAACTCGCCCTTCATCAGTTTCATACTCATCATACTCTTTGACATTGTTAGGGTCATGGTCATGATGTACAAAAACTGTATTACCTCTATCATCAAGGACAGCAACACGATCAAGTTGGTATTCATCATGTCTATCATCATAATCTTGGTTATATTCGTAATCTTCTTTGTCATAAAGATCATCGTATATATATTCCATTTGATTGTAAAATGATTGACGGTCAATTCCATAAGTATTAATCATGTCCACTCCGTGATTGAAAGCGTAAAACATTGTAGGATCTTCAATACCAAAATTGGTTCGAAGATAATCAAAATAATAGTCTTCAGTTAACGTTCCTTCCATATACGCTTGAGATAAATCTTTAGCATACTCAAACTCTGCACCAAAGTTAGTTTTACGGCGAGGAACAACACGTGGGATTCTCATTGCTTGTTTGCGGGCACCGCGTCCAGTTTTATTCTTTCCCTTATCAGTTCGACTGGATTCTAATTTATATTCCAATGGTAAAGTCTTAACAATATAAGAGATACATATGGCAGTCATAAGATCAAAAGGTCCAGTTTCATGAGGGGAAATTGTAAATCGGAGATAAAGCTCTGAGAAGTAAAAAGGGAACTTTTCCGGCATAGTAACGTTCATATCACGAATTTGTTTAAAAATAACTTTATTATCCTCAGTTCTAAAATACTTTTTAAGATAAGTCATTCCAGAAGGAAATGACATCAATTTAGTTTTAAAAGAGAGAGAATCAAGAATTGTGATTTGCGCGTTTAATAAGTCGGTTGCTACTCGTTGTTTTACGTCGACATTTGTGTCACGAAAGAAACGAATTTGCTCAGTTAATTTACGTACATATTCATCTTTACTTTGAAAAAACGATTTATATTTCAAAACCATTAAAACCCGAAGGTATTCATGGTACATCGTAATAAAAATACTCAACACAAATTTATAAAAAATAAATGAGAGAAATAAAATCCAAAGTAAATAATAGGTGAAAACATAACCCCAAAGAGACCAAAACATCAAGAAAGATCCTTGAAAAATTGATTTTCGGGGCGCTGAAAACACCTCATAATAAAATAGGCTATCGCAACAAGAGTCATATGTAGTATTTGAATTGCCAGTCAATATTATCTGATAATGCTCAAATAATCCGGGTTTGTGGAATATCCAATTATAAAACGGGACCCACACGGGATATAGAGTACAACCAAGATTACAAAACTGCTCATCAAAACTATACTCATAACATTCATCCATTTTAATATTGGAGAACTTACGAGCACAACCCGAATTGCAATAGACAACCTGCTTTAAATAAGCTCCCATAAATGGGTTTATAAAAGCAAGTTGCATATAATCAATGCTCAAAATATAGGGACTGGCGAACCAGAGCCCAACTAAGAGCATCAAAATTGTAAAGCGATATTTAATTACTGCTCGAACCGCATCGCTTAATCGGTTAGCAGAAATGAACGTTTTTA